AGGCAGGGTATAGCCCAACCCTTCCGTCCCCACAACGTCATTGAATACTGTGGTCTGGATAGGGACCGATGCCACGAATGAAAAGGCGGTCCCGGTATCGCCAGCACGATAGATGTTCCAGTAGGTGTAGTAATTATTATTTGGGACATCCGAGAAGGAAACCCCATTCACTGATACTTTGGAGTAGCAGTTGATCCATGCCGGGTTGGTGAAGATCCCCATCGCATCATGGTAGTAGGTTCTGCCGCCAAGCTGATTCTTGGTCAGGGTCGATGGTCCCGAGATGTAGACCGCATCCTGGTCAACTCCGGTGAAGGTCGGAGCGATGGAAGTGATCGTAGAGGCAGCCAGAGAGAAACTGGCAATGGGGGTCCCCGGCAACAGGTTCACCTTCGTATTGGCCGGAAGGACTTGGGGGATGATCATGATCCTGCCACAGTGAGTCGCGGGAGGGTTCTCCCAACTCAGAGGATACCCAACAACAGGGCTTCCATATGTAACCCCGGTATCATCCACGGTCGGGGGGGTCACTACCGTAGTCCCTGCCCCAACGTCAACGAAACTGGTGGCACTCCCGTTGATTGTCGCTGCAATCTGGTAGTTCGTACCGTTATATCGGTAAAGGACATAGCCTGTTGCCCCGGAAACCCCAGTCCAAGACACGTTGATGCTGTTGGCAGACGGAAGAACTAGGGATGGCGAGATGGCAGAAGCTATCGTTGTAGCGGGGCTAGTAAGCCCTGCAACAGCACCCCTGATTGCTGCCACCTTATAGGAGTAGGTACCAGCGGCAAGGCCAGACCCAAGACCCCCGTTGACTGGCTGGTTAGGTGCCACCGGGGTCCCCAGGGGGGCAGGTAAAGAGAACGGATAGGGGGTGTAGGTAGTGTCAGAAGCGGAGAACACCATCGACATCCCGGGCACCCACCATGGTCCCGAAGAAATAGGGGCTGATCCAGCAAGGGTCAGGATCGTCAGTGACCCCTGGAAAACAGCACCCGTAATTGGGGTTGACCCGTTGGAGGAAGACGCAGACAGGTTCCCAGTGTAGGCATTGGACGAAGCGTAGAAACCATCCGTCAAAGGGTTCCTGGTCAATGTCCTGACATACGATGAACTGGAGGCTGCCGATAATGGGCTAGGCCCACTCTCATCCACCATGGTCCCCACATCCCTGACGTAGGTGTAAACATAGGTGAGGGGGTCGATAGGGGCGTAATTGGCAGCGTAAGCCCCAGACGGGCTGTAGACCCCGATATCCGTCACGGTAGATGCACCAGACCCAAGAGTGAACAAGGTCTGCTCTTTCCCTTGGGTCCTGCCAAAAATGATATACCCCGTTGCATTCGCGGTAGCTGCCCAGGTCAGGACAACCGACCCAGTGGTGATATTGGCCCCGGCCACTTGGGGGATGCTCACCAGATAAGAACCCGAAGGAGGAAGCACCTGGTTCCCGATGACCGCTGAGATCATGTATGAATATTGCCCAGTGGGGAGATCCCCACCCGTGGTCATCGGAGTCGCCAGGAATGCGGAGGGGCTATCGGTGGTCGATTCCGATACAGACAAGGACATGGTTGGGACATTGGACCCGAGGTTGGCCTGGACTCCATTCACGACCTTTTGGGGGGCCAGGTGGGATACGCCATAAGCCGCTCCGATGGTCGTTTCGCAGAAGTAGACCCGTGCCTGTGAACTAACATATTCAGAGGTGTAGTTTCGATACAGGCTGGAGAAGAACCACTGGTTCTTGAACTCATAGATGCAGTTGGTCCCCGCAGGGACACCGGCAGTCGGTAGCATGAACGGTTCTGGGAATTTGAACGGGTGGAGGCTGCCGCTGCGGAGATCCACATTGTCGGCCAAAACGATGTAGCCTTCAGGGGTCAATCTCTTGTCGGCAACCACGTTGATGCCCTTGGAGAAATCAACTTTATAGGTCTTCATGCAGACCCTCCACTAGGCATTCGGCTTGATGGCAATGATCAGGTAATTCAAGGTTCCACCCGAATAGGTGCTTGGGGAGATGAAATTGAAACAGACCCACTGCATCCCATTGTAGAAATTATTTGTAGTGGTTCCCTGGGGAATAAGGGCAGTCTGGTAGGCAGAGGCACTGGTCCCAGTCATGACGTTCTGGATGGAGGCGAACCCGAAGCAGTCGGCCAGGGCAACGGCTGTCCCGTCTGGGTAAGTCATCCCTGAGTAGGGGAGGTTCAGGATGACAGGGGTTGATGTTACCTGGGTGCTGGTGACTGTCCCGTAGGAGAAAGCCATGTTGCTCCGTATCCCGAAAGACGGGAGTGACGAAAGTGACTGGGCGACCGTCTGGTTGATCAAGGTCACAATATTGTTCTGTAATGCCGTTAGATCAGCCATGGACGCGATGACGCTACTCTTGCTGGTGACGGTCGGGGGGACCGCGAAGGGAGTCGATCCATCTGCGGTCATCAACCCTGTGGACCCCGTGAGGGCACCCGACATGGCCCCTCCAGACAGGGGCATCAACCCGAAAGACTGCTGGTCCCCTGAACCCAATAAGGTCCATGCTGTGTTTGCCATGTTCCGCACATACCAGTTGCCGGTGTCGTTCTGCGCCCAGATGTTCCCGGCCCCAGTGAACCCGCCTTGACCGGAAGGGTCCTGAGAACTGGGGGAGGTCCAAATTGCTCCGTTGGTGATGCTCATCGGGACTCCTGTTAAGCGGTAGCCTTAATGGCCCAGATAAACCATGTCAGAGACTGATTATAAATTTGGTAGGTTCCGGCGGCCCTGTAGTAGGCATCCCAAACCGACCCATGGACCGTATCCACCGCCCAATTCCCGTTGTCATATGGGGACACGATAGCGGCCCCCACCCCAAGGAAGGGGGGAGTAGCGAACCCGTAGATGTCAAACAGGTTCACCACCGAACCATCGCTGTAGGTCAGCCCTGAGATCGGTGCTGTCACGGGGATGATAGAAGAAGAGTTGCTCCCGACACTTTGGACGATAGAGAATGACATGCTCTTATGGAGAGTGGGGACATAGATCGCACTCAGCGCAGCGACTGTGGCGGCAGATATCTGGGCTTGGACAGCGGCATAGAAGTTAGCCAAATCAGCCAAGGTAGCGGCAAGGGAATTCTTACTTGTAATCTGGGGAACCGAACTAAAGGGGAGCGAAGTGCCATCGGCAGTCATCACCCCGTTGGCTCCGAACATGGCTCCCCCAGTGAAGCCACCGCTCTTGGGAAGAAGCCCAAGGTTCGCCGTGTTCACCGTCACAGTGGGGGCGGTCCACAGCGTCCACCCCGTATTTGCGGTGTTTCTGACAAACAGGAATCCATTGTCCGTCTGGTACCAGATGCTCTGGGGGAGGAACGCCGACCCCAGGGTGGTGAACGGGTCCTGGCTTGAAGGGCTCTGGTAGATGGTCGAATTCGTGATCATCAACCCTCCAGCAGAGCGTTGAACGTGTCCAAATAGGTCTTGGCGGTCTGGAGAGAAGTGGTGTCGCTCTGGTCGAGACTCAGCAACCAGGAAGCCGCACCATACTTGATGTACTGCTGGGTGCTGATCGGGACCCTGGCATCAACCGTGTCTGATGCCGCGACCAACAACTGGGGGGCCTGGAGATACGACAGGGTGAAGTTGTCGTTGGTCCCCATCAGGACGGGGTTGTAGGGGGTGACGAAGATGGAGGCCCCATCCCAGGAACCCCACCGCAGCGGGAGGCCGACAGCCTGTCTCCAGTAAGGGTTGCGTTCCGCTTCCCACTCAATGGTGGTGCGGGTCATCTCATAGTAGGGGCCGTTCCCATAGGTGTAACCAACCCCACCCCAGACCAGCCTGATCAGTTCCAGGTAGTCGGTGAAGTTGTAGATCGGAGTCACCGTGGAGACCAGACTTGCCATCCCAAAGTTCTCCCCGGTCGGGGTTGCGATCACTGGGATGACACCCTCTACCCGGGTGCAGCGCATCTTTCTCGCCATAGTCTTGATGGCGAAGTTGATGCCATCCGTAACCATCGTTGCCGAGAACCGAGTCTGCTGGAAGTCCCCCAACAGAGCGTAGAGGTCCGTCTGGAGTTGCAGCAGGGTATAGGGGGTAACTAAAACAGTGGTCATGGCTCACCATCCGGGGAACGAGTTGGAGAACCAGTAAGGCGAAGACCGCCCCGTCCTGGAGCCGAAGTTCGGGGAGTGGAAGGTGGTAGATCCACCCATGCCCATGACACCAAGGGCAGCGAGTTTGGATTTGACCTGTTCGTAGGTCACCCGCTTGTTCTCCGACAAGATCAGGTTCTGCCCCGTGCCTGGCAGGGACAGGATATCCGACAAGCAGAGATCCACGATGGCATCCCTGGCTTCATCGGGCAGGTTCAACTCCATGTTCCCGATGTCCCCATTCGGGATACATGAATACTGAACCTGGAAAGCCGTGTCGTAGGAGGACGCATTGTAGAGCTTGATCTGCATCCCGGTGAACCCTGTGTACAGGTTCGCACCGGACTGGAGATAGGCCATCCTGCCGCTGCGCTGCGTCCAGAAGGCCGGATAGGTGTTCGATGGGTTAGACTGCGGGGGCAGGATCACTGGAGCCGATGGGGAGTGTTCTGCGTTACCTGCGCTCTGCTGCGCGAGGTTGATGAACTGGTTCGCCGGGAGGAACGTCCACATGGAGGTGGCATTATTCCAATAGGCAACATCGTCCCCGTTCCAATAAGAGGTAATGGAACTCTGGGTGATGGATCCCCCCACCATCAGGATGATAAAATCTCCCATCGTCCACCCCGTGGTTGATGGAATGGCCTTGAAATACCCTCTGAAATTTCCAGTACCCGGAGATGGAGAGATCGCGGCATTGGCGATCTTCAGGTTCGTGAACCGGAGGATGTCTACAGGGTCAAGCTGCCCAGAGGTCGCCGTGCTGTAGTCATCACAGGCCGGGAGGAACATCATGTTGGGGTCCAACCCGAGCGAGTTGGTCCCCGTCAAGTAGGTGTTCGTATTCGGGACGTAAGCCATGTTCGGCTGGGCATTGGTGACATCCCACCAGGGGATGTTCGCCGTGAACAGGATCGTGTCCACCCGCCTAGGGAGGAAGAACGTCCTCTGCACGATCTGCCCAAGGAACGTGTCCTGCATTACACGCCTAGCCGCTTCCTGGAGGAAGTACTCAGTGACTCCCGAGTCCGGTAGATCGGATCGGAACTTAGAGACTCGTCCAAGAAGCGACCTGGTGGTGAAGCTCATGGCTTACTTCCCCTGTTCTGTCTTTGCCCTAAGAACGAGTTTGGTCTGCGCCTGGAGGATCTGGAGGATCAGGTCGCGCTTCCGCACTCCCCTGACACCATACAGTCTACCAACTTCCTGGAGTTTCCGCATCGACTGCGCCTCCAGTTCGATCTGGTTGAAGACCTCACGGATTTCGGGGCCTTCTTCGCCCTCCACCTCCATGACGGTCTGCTCCTTATCGTCCATAATGCAGTCGAACTGCTTCTCGTTCATCTTGGCTTCGTAATACAGGGTGGCCCAACGGGCACGGGGGTCCAGATCACGGGTCCAAGAGAAACCACTGATCTTGTTGATGATCTCCTTGCACTGGCGGGATTCCAGTTTCACTTCGGGGGGGATCAGTTCGATGAGTTCGACAGGCATTGGAGGTCTCCATGGGAGTGGGTTGAGGTTGAAGAAGAAAGTAAGCGGGGGGCCGAAACCCCCCGCCATTGTTGCCGCTTACGAACCGGCGAGGCCGGTCTGGAGGTTGACCAGGAGCCAGGGCTTGGTCACCACGAAGCCGAAGAAGTTCTGGCAGCGGGTGCCGATGCCGAACTTGTTGGGCAGGATGATGTCAGCCTGGACGTTGGTGAACTTGGTCGCCATGGTGGTAGCTTCGGGGTGACCGGCAATCGCCTGGTAGGGCGAAGCGTTGGTTCCGGCACCGGGGACCAGGGGGGACTGGAGGATGTTGAAGCCGGAAGCGTAGCCCAGCCAGCCCTCGTAGAGCGCACCCTTGGGGGTCCCGGCGTTCAGAGCGTAGTAGCCGGGGGACTGGACGAGACCGAAGCGCATGTTGGGGTGGATGACCAGGAATCGGTCCTCCCAGGGCGCAACGTCAATGCCGTTACCGGCACCGACATCCAGGTACTGCGCTGCCATGTTGACGTAGGCGACAGCGTTGGAGTTCGGCTGGGTAGCGGAGATGCCGCCATTCCAGCAAGTGGTGGTGGAGTTCATCGAAGCGATGGGGATGATGTTCGCCGCCGAAGCGTAGATGGAACCCAGGATCGTGGATTCGATGGCAAGCCGAAGCTTGTTGATCATCTCATTGATCAGGGCACCTTCCATGTCCACATCAATGGCGACCCGATCCACATCGGTCACCCAGTACGCGCCGTTGAACGCATAGTTGATGACAAGCTGGATGGAGGAAGCCTGGATGGACTGCCAGTTCACATCACCGTCATTGGTCGCTGCGGCAACCGCAACGTCAGGGATCTGACGGAGGTTGACCGTGGTGCCAGGTCCGAGGATGTCACCTTCCCAGTTGGTATTGCAGATGTAGTTGGTGATCGACCCCGCATAGAACTTCTGGATGAACTGGAGGGGGTAAAGCTGGGGCTTGAAGGAGGTAAGGTTGTTGAAGGAACTGCCGGTGATATTGCCAGCCATGGTAATGCTCCTAGAAAGTTATTCGTTGGTGTAGGGGATGACGGAGTCAACCACACAGCCGACTTCCAACTGGACTCCAGTGGCGGCGGTGGCTCCGATGGTGATCAGGAGGTAGTCGGCAGTGGTGGAATACCACTTGGCGGTGGTAGCGGCAGCAAGCTGGGTATTCCCAGCAGTCTGGGCAGAAACAGCACTCAGATACTGGGTGGCACCACCGGAGTCACCGACACTGAAGTTGCAAGCGGCACCGAAGCCGACCACAACGTTGGTGAAGACCTGTTCGGAGATATCACCAATACCGAAGGGGAAGCACTTGATGGTATCGGCGGCGGCGGGGGTGACCCCACCCCACTCAGGGCCACCGACCGTGAAGGTGCGGCGGCGCAGATAGGACGGAGGTCCAGCCCAAAGCTGGTTGGCACGGTTGGGGAGATAACCGGTGTTGGAACCGGAGGTCAGGGGGGTGGTCAGGTCAATATTGCTCGCCATGGTTCACCTATTCAATGGAAGCGTAGGGGATCACGCTGATGGCAACGAAGCCCGTATCCACGACTGCACCCGTCCCGGCAGTGGCAGCCGTGTTGCCCAGAGTGAGCAGCAGGTAATCCGCAGCGGTCGAATACCACTTCGGGGTGCCGGTGGTGATCATGTTCGAGGTGGTAGCCGTGAGGGGGATCCCGACGGTAGTGAAGGTATTGTAGGCAGCGGAGTCGCCCAGATAGGCGATCGAAGAAGCTACACTTGAGGTGTTCAGGACGTTCAGCCAGACAGCGGTGACCAGGGCCCCGAGGTCGATGGGGTTGGTCCTGGCAACATCACCGGGGGCGGGGGTGGTGTAAACGCCGGTCACACTGTTCGTCCAGTCGGGAGACCCGATGGTGACAATGCGGCGGCGAACACGGGTGGGGGGGCCTTCCCAAAGCTGATTGACACGATTCGGCAGGAAGCCGACCGAGTTACCAGCACTGAGAGGGGTAGTTAGGTCATAGATCGCCATGCTCTATCCTCTTTGGTTGTTTCGTTTCTGAAGGGTTCGCTGATACTTGGAAGAGAAGTCTTCCGCTTCCTGGAGAAGCGCAGCACGGTCATCCTTATTCTTCGTGTTGGTAGCCTTCCTCATCATCTCGTCCATGATCTTGGAGGCGTTCTGCATCTCGTAGGTCGAGCAGAACGATTCCGGTTCGACCACGGAGACCTTCACGGGAGCCGAACCCGTCAGGGACGGATTGGCGATGTCACCCAGGGAAGGCTTGCGGGTGGCGGCTGAAGGCCTCAGGGATGCCTTGTAGGCGTTGACGATCTGCGCCACGAAGTAAGGGGTATAAGATTTCGGTCTCTCGATGGCAGCCGTGTATTCGGGGGCCATCTTCGAGGCCCATACAGCCAGATTCTGACCGTGCGGGGTCCCAGGCAGGAACTGGGCGAAGTCGGGGACTAGGGTGGTGAAGGTGGCTTCCCAGGCTGTGTCCTGCGCCTGTGCCTGTGACGTTTCGCTGAGTCGCTGCCGTTCCTGGTCCTTCTGCTTCAAAGCCTCAATCTCTTCACGCAGTTTCCGTTCAGCGGCCTGGTTCGACTGGGCCATGGACCGGTTCATCCTGCGGAACCGTTCCGCGAGAATGGGGTCGATGTTGTCCAGGTCGGGATCCAGGTCGGGATCGTAGGACGGTTCCTGTTTGGGGAGAGAAGCTTGCGCGACAGTCTGAGCCAGGGTGGTGATCATCTCTTTCAGGGCCTGGATCTCAGATTTGGTGCTTTCCCGTTCCTTCGCTTCCACGATGCTCTTCTGCTGGAGGGGGGTGACGATCTTCTGGATGTCACCGTACCGCTTCTGCCACCGCTTCGCTTCCGTTTCCCAGTCCGTTGCCGGTGCGGGTTCTTCAGCGGGAGGTGGCTCCAGGGGAGGCAGTTCGGGGAGTTCGCTGGCGGGTTCAAGGACCGGCGCGGGGAGGGCAGTCTTCTCGTCTTCAATGGGTGCGGGAGTCGGGGCTTCGTGCAGGGAAGGCTGTTCAACGAGTCCTGGCTGTTCTTCGGCCAGCTTCGCCATAACGGCATCCAACTGTTTCTGCCTTCGGGACGCATCGTGATTGATGACACGCTTCAGGGTTGCGGGATCGTATTCAGTGGTAGGCACGGGTTCTCCTGTTCAGGCTCTAGAAGTTTCCAACCAGAGGTGCTGATGGGTTGAGTAGGTTAAGGAGGTCTCTGAGTTGAGCGATGCGACCCTGCAATAGAGTCACGGCAGGGGGGTCATTGTAGATCTTTTCCAGGTCCCTATGCGCGGAGTCCACGGCCCTCTCGCAGAACTCGTTCAAGGCATCCCCCATCTCTGAATGAGCGAGGGAAATCACCTTGGAAACCAGTTCCCGGTCGGAGGCGTTGGCGAACCGGCGCGTGGTCATCGTCTACCTCCCTTCCCGTGAGGCTTGGTCGGGCCGATAGACATCCCCTTGGGGAGGGTGATGCCGTTGTCTCCACCGGGGACCGGAGGCATCAGGTGGGGATGATTCTGGAGCGGATTATTGGCTGGCTCGAAAGGCCGGTTGCCAACGTCATGGCCCATCCCGTGCGCTTCATGGAGATCCGTGAGGTGCGCCATCTGGTCCTCTTCGGCCATGGCCTTATTGATCTCAGGGGACTGGAAGCCATAGACCTGGTTGACCATCTTCATGTAGGCAATGCGGAGGGGCGAATTCTCCGGGGCTTCCTTGACCATTTCGACCAGGGCATCCTTCGGTGGGAGTTCCGCCCTCAGTTTCGGCTGGGCATTGACGGAAGCCTGGATACCGCCCTGGTAGGCTGCCGACTTCTCTGCCTCTTCCGCCTTCTGCTGCTGGATCTGCTGGTATTCGGAATCGGAGTAGACCAAATCCTCGTTGACCAGACCGGAGTAGCGCAGGTAGGAGGCGAAGAAGTTGGACATCTTGAGCCGACCGACTTCATCGGGGATGTTCCCGACATTCTGAAGCAGCAGACCCATGGCCTGGATGAGCGTTTCCCTGGCTAAGAGGCCCTTGACCCCATGCGCGGTGACACGGTAACTGCCCTTGACCAGTGGATCCTTGGAGAACTTCTGGAAGAACCGGATCTTCTTGTTCGTCATTGGGACGATCAGGTTGTTCTCCATATTGTAGACAGCGGTTTTCAGCGTGGTCAGGGCATTGTCCCACTGGAGACTGGCACCACCGAGTGTCCGGTTATGGGCACCATCGTTGTTGCCATTCAGGAAGCGGGGGAGGCCGGTCTGCTCGTCAGCCAGACGCTCTTCGTTCTGCTGGACCTGGAGCATGGCCGAGAAATCGTACTGGGGCAGGAAGAAGTCGATGGGTTTCCCGGTGGCTCCAACCTTGCCCCGGATTGCCCAGATCTTGCGGGGTTTCAGTTCCAGGACCGTCATCGGGTCGGCAAGCTGATCCACATCCACGGTCATCTGGGGGGCGATGCTCATAGCCATGGCATCCATGATGGCTCGCTCGCAAGCCTGGATCCCATCATGCTGGTCGAACATCATCTCCGCGACACCGACACCCCAGATGGAGTTGGTAGCCACGGAGTAGGGGGAGAAATAGAAGGGGAGTCGCTCGTTGTGCAGTTCGGAGATGGCGACCTTGATCACCTTGTTCGCCATGACCCAGATCTGCGCCACCACCCGCTCATCGTAACGGGACTTGGGGATCGCTTCCTCAAGCCCAGGCTGTTCCGCCAGTTCCCGACCAGTCAGGTAGCCCCACCATTGGTGGCAGACGAAGCGACCGTTGGGCAAGGTCTGCGCCGGTTGCTTGTTGAGAGAATTGACTGCCGTTTCCCAGTAGGTCGGCTGCCAGATGCCATTGGGGTGGTCTTCCAGGATCTGCTTGATGACATCCTTGCGGAATCCGTCCTCTTCGGCCATTGCCATGACCTGGCCCTTGCCCAGGCTCATACGCCAGATGATGAACCGGCACATCTCAACCGTGGAGGCGGCAGGGTCGGGGTAGCAGTCCAGGGGGCAGATGCGCTGCATGTCAGCGAGATATTCATCGAACAGACCCATGTCGATCATCATCTTCATGGCCTTGCCATCGAAGGGCTGGCCGACCGTTGGGGTCCAGACCGTGCTGTCCTGCTCCTGGTCTTCCTGGGGTGCTTCCGACAGTTCCGGGTTCTTGACCGCGAGGGGGCCAAGCATGATGCCGGTCCCGAAAGTGATGAAGTCCCAGTTGTGAAGTAGAAGCTTGTCGTTCATCCGAGTGAAGTCATCACTCTTCTGGATCTTCGCGGTGAGCCGGTCAGCCTTCTGCCCCGCCTTCTGGAACAGCATGTCCCTGATCTGGTCAGGGGGGATCTGCTTTTGCAGCAGTTCCCATGCGTCCTTCGGGTCCATCGCTTCTGGGTCGGGGTCGATGGTGAAGCAGTTCTGACCCGGAGGACACACGATGGGCATCAGAAGGGCTTCAGCGGTCTGCAACTTGGGGCGGGTGGAGTTCACTGCCGCCTGGGAAGTGGTGGTGGTCCCACCCGTGTCATCCCGCTCCACAAGGTAATAAGCCCTGGAGTTGAATAAGGCACGAACGAAGACCTGTTGCTCCTGGAAGAGTCTTGCGGAAGATGAAAGCGTCCAGTCCTTCAAGACCCTGGTAGCGAGCTTATCTCCGGTTTCGGTTCCCCCGTAACCTTCCACAATGGATGGAGGTGTGGACTCTGACTCCATCATCGAGAGACCCTTGGGTCCAGGCATTTACCCACCTCTGTCCTGGAGTATGGTGGGCAAGATATGCCCTGTCAATAGCCAGGTATTAAATGCCGATGCGCGGGTTTGTCGGTGCCCACTGCACGATCCTTGGGACCGGCTTCATCCGGGGGACTCCGGGGACTCTCGCTTGGTCTAACGCCATGACCGCATATCGCAGAGGGTCAATCAAGTCATCATCCTTTTCAATGACTTTAACCTGTCCGGTCTTCTGATTCTTGGTCATGCGATAAAGCCCCATTTGCTTGAATAATTCGCGGCATGTCGAGAAAATATACAGCCTCCCTTCAGCCAGCATCTGGTTGATGGTATTGATCGAAGCCTGGACCGAACCGCCCTTAGTGTCGGCATTGGACACGTTCAGGCCCTCGTCCGTATACATTTGGAACAGGTTCTTCCCGTCCGTTGCGGATCTCCGGTGCGCCGATGTGTCGATCTTGAACTCGACATCCCCCCACTTACGCAAGGCCGATGCGTGGACTATAGGCAGGTTGCCCTTGTTGATATATTCCCTGAAGACATAGGCAACATTTGCCTGGTCATCAATGGCGATCTCAATCGCCCCGGTGGCGTGTCCGAAACCAACATCAAGGCCAGCGATACACCTCCAGTTTGGTTCGATGTCGAACGGATCGACTGTATATTCATCGCGGCTCATGGTAAAAATTCGGCCTTCGCCTACTCCTGGGCGACCATAGATACGGGATTCCTTCTCCCATTCAGGCATGGATTCGATGTGCATACGGATCTCTTCCGGGTCAAGGGTGCTGTTGTCCTCCATCGACAAGGTGTAATGCCCACAGAATTCGCCCGATATGTTGTCCAGCTTGGTGATCAGTTCCGTGGTCCCATTGTAGGGGTAGAAGGACATGATGATGTGCCCACGCTTGTCGATCATACGCATCTGGACTTCGTTGAAGATGTTCAGGT